TTACACCGGAGACTTATCATCAGCGTTCGCGCTGTTGATGAAGAACGTAACCCGCCCAAGCACCTCAACCTCTTCCGCCGCCGCTCCTTCGATCGCTTCACCATCATCCGTGATTAACGCGCGACCCATGACTCTTGCAAACTGAGTGCGGCCGCCGGACAAAATCAGCAGAACCTGATTCTGTACCAGACGAGTGACAGGCTCGATAACTGCGAACCCGGATGAGGTTTCCAGGATTCGACTGTCGATGCCAATGCCGCATATCGTCTCAGGACAGAGCCTGCGCTCTACATAGTCTGTAGCCGGTGAAGGGAATCCCATCAGATCACCCTCCCCATGTTTCTCATCATCCAGAGACGGTTCTGGCTGTCGTCCGGCGTCTTGTCGACGAAGAATTCCTGATAACGCTCGATCCACTCGTTGGCATCAGTCTGGCTGAAATGCCAGTTTCTAGCGCGCAACTCGCGAATGAAGTCTTCTGTGTGAAGCCACTGATAACCTTTCGGGTTTTGCTGTATTGCAGCGACAAATGCGCTGTGAATGTCATTTAAGCGGGGCATGATCTGCACTCCTTTTTACTGTTTTTATATACAGTAGTTTTAAAGTTAGTGCAGATCAATGAGGAGACGCCTATCAATGCCGACGACAGAAGTCAGATAGTGGAGACAAAATAAACGGCAGCGCAGGCCAGCACCGGAACCAGCCAGTCGAGAAGGCTGGGCAGATTCCATGCTCGCCAGTCGAACCCGCCCCACCACGGCATATTGGCGCGCTTCCCTGCGCCGAACTGAGCAATCCAGCGATACTCAGCCTGAGTATGCTCCCTAGCGATAAACCACACGCACCCTATCGCTCCGCCGGCACCCCAGCATCCTAGCGATGCACCAATAGTTATTTGCAGCGCGACGGCTGCTAAAGCGTGCAGTAAGGGTGTGAAATCCCTCATCTCAGATCTGCCTCCACTTTCCGCCGATAGCGATGAATTTAATCACCATCCCATCCGCAATTGTGACTGGCGATGCCTTTAATTGCATTTGCGAACTATTCTGATAAGTGACGTTACCTGAAGAAACGATTGATACTTCGCGATTTTCCAGCACTGGTGTGATGGAGTTTATGTTTGATGTGGAGGAAACAATGACTCTTTCAAGTCCGAGCTTTAGCGAGAGGGTGGATGAGGTATTTGTAATCACGTCACCTTTCTTGTAGGTAATATCTCCATCAACGATACCCGTCATTATTGGGTTGGCCGCCGCAGCATCAATACGGATAGGTCCATTCGCCACTCCAGACAGCCTTCCCCCATTAAATATTACAGCTTCCGGTGAATATACAGCTGCGCCGTAGGCATTGGCTATTACATCAATATTGTTGAACTGGATAGGAGCCGCTGCACCAGAGTCAACCACAATGCCATTGGATGTAACATCTCTTACTAATAAATTAGTAATGTTGCAGGAGTTTACCGATGTGCTGGATATATAAACTCCATGCGTACCGGCACCGCGCAGTTCTACATTGCTTGCTAAAATATCAGCATTTTGCGCCTCGATCCTGAGACCATTTGTGCCAGATGATTTTCCAATGAGATTTGTTCCGTGCAAAGAATAACGGACGGTGTTGGCCGTTAATCCCTCAGAACAATAAAAAGCAGACTGACCATTACTGTCGGCAAACAGATTGTCGACCAGGAAACTGCCCTTTACCGCATATCCAGTATCAGAATATGACGCACTGAAGCCAAACCCATGCGATCCGTTACTTATTGCACGACAGTTACTCATTAACACCCTGTCTCCGCGTGGATCGAATCCCTTATCGGTATTTCCTACAGCTGAACATCCAGTGATGAGGCATCCTTCGACGTATTTAATATCGAAGCCGTCATACGTATCTCCACCCGCTAATCTGCCAACTCCATTATTTATTGCATGGCAGTCTTCCAGAATAATGTCCTTGGCTATCCCCTGCAGGCGAGGAATGATGCCTGCCTGCGGCCTTGCCTGGAACGCAAATCCATAACCACTGCCGTTTTTGGCAGTGATCCCCTTGAGCACGATATTGCTGCAAACGCCAAAATCCATAACTGACACAGCTTCAGTGCGAGGCGAATTCTGTTGGTTTCCGTCAAGGATCCCACCCTCAACATAAACATTGGTAAGGCCTGGCGTAGTCCCCTGGGTAAGAACAGGGCCATCGACTCCATTAGCCACTTTGAGCGTCACATTCCGCGGGATGAAAATTACGCAATTGGAGCGAAGTACTATGCCATACGACAGGCTGCAGGAAACATCAAAAACAACTGCCACATTTAATGCCGCAGAATCATCGACCATAGCCTGCATAGCTGAAAGATTCTCAGCAGGGGTAGATAGTGCAGTAACACCAAAATCAGATGCATAAATCTTTTTCCTTAACCGGCTCGCCACCGACATTGAAAGCGATTTTGCATTCATGTGGCGCCACTTAACCAGGTCTCCGCCAGCAGGTGATACAAGCTCGCCGCGAAGTACGGCATCACCAACACTCAGCCATGCGCCAATACCAATGCCACCACTGGTTGCAGGCGTCGAACCGGCTGGCACGGCTTTGGGGTAAGGACCATCCCAACGGTAATATTCTCCGGTGCTGGTATCACGAAGGACCTGATTTGGCAGCGTGAGTGTTGCGCCAACCTGGAAAGAATCAATCGTGATATAGCCAAACTGCGAGATTGCCTGAGCAGCAGTATATTCAATGCCAGCAATGGTCCAGTGCTGCACACCAAATCGGTCGGTGTAGTAATGAGCAGTTGAAGTCACAAACTCGTCGATTTTACCGGCGTTGAATTTCAGGTCGCGCGGCGTTTCACTCGGCACAGGCAGATTTGTAGGTTGAGTGGCCATATTAATTCCATAAAAAAACCCGGCTTAATAGCCGGGTTGAGAGGATTGAGTTGGTCTTATTGGTAGACGCTGTCGCTGTACTCGGAGACCGTCAGGGAAACCGTGTTATCGCTGTTGGGTTTGATGCTGTTTACGGTCCAAAGCTGGCTGTCCAGTTCTTCCACCGTGGCGATCAGGTATCGCGACGGGAGCTGCACGGTGTCGCCGTTCCAGATGTTCAACTGGATCGCAGGCAGAGCCGCGGTGAAGCCGTAAGGCGTGTCACTACGGGGCGCTGCCGGATAGCGCAACGTCGGGTTGCCAAGGCTATCGGTGACCAGCACATACATCTGGCCCGAAAAGTTGATCGGCTCACTGGTATCAAAGTCATGGCCGGTTCGCCCGGTGATGTAGCCCTGCTGCTGGTTACTGTCATAGATGTCAGGCATCTGTATAACGCTGCCGACCTGGATAATCCCGTCTTCAAATACCCGGGCATTCATCCTGACGCGGGAATACATCAGGCGTCTGGTTTCCCGCAGCGCACGTTCGCGTGCCTGATACTCATTACGGAAGCCGACGATCTCCAGTTTATTGGGGTTCTCCGCCTCCTGCTCTACGATGGCCCCGTTCAGTACCCGGTAATTAATGTAGGTCTTGTTGTTCGTGGTCGGATGAACATACGACACCTGCACACCGTCATAACCTCCCGGCAAGGTAGCCTCGTACGTGATTTTGTACTCGTCAGTTTTCATGTTGGCCCGGTTGAATACTGCCGCCGGGTAGTCCACCTTCTGATCGCGGGTAAACGTCAGCACACCATCATCCCAGTACGCCATCACTGATGCAGCGTTGCATATGGCGCGCACCCGATCGCCCAGCGAGTCGTTCTCATCATCAAACGTGTAATCGAACTGCCCGAGCCGGTCATCCGGCATGCTTTCGGCGATCGCATACAGGCCATACAGGTCGATGCTGCTTTCCGGCTGCGATCCCATGATTAACCATGTGTGCGCCACCGCATCCGCGAACGAACGCGACGGACGCAGGGTGTAATCCACCGTCTGCGCCGCCAGGTCGTAAGTGATGGTGTGGCGGGTTACCAGCGCGTTGTATTTTCGCTCCCGGCTGCCCAGGGCGTTCTCTGTCGCTCTCACCTTCACGCGCACAAGGGTGTCGGTCGGGTGAATCACGTTCGTGCGGATGTTGATGGCATGGATTTCCTCAACCTTCAGCACCGATGCGTCACTGGCGTTGTCGGTACGCTGGAAGCTGATCGCATACTTGCCGAAACCAGCGGCAGGTGTCAGTTTGTCCGTGCGGTAGAACACCTCGCTGGTATGGTCGTGGGGCGTTCCCTGATAATAGATGAACGTCTCTGTGGTGCCCGGGATCTGGTTGTAATCGTCGTCGATTTTCCAGATAACAACCTTCCAGTTGGTTTGCTTCTTTCCGCCCAGGCTGGACTGGGTATGCAGCCACAACTCGGTGGACTCCACCGGGGAGAAGAACGGACCGACTGTCAGTGCCTCATTGTCGTTCAGGATGAAAGTGGTCGTGTTTATTGTGGCCGCCGCCGGAACGTCCAGTGGTCCCTGCAGATCGGTCATGGTGAACGTGTACCAGGTGACCGGGTCTATTACCGCTCCGTCGTTGGTCTCCACCGCAGAAATCAGCGTGCCGGAAAACAGCGCATCCTTTGTGACGCTGCCTGATGCCGTGGCGTACGTTACGTTGATGGTGAACGTCACCGCGTGCGGCAGCACCAGGCCCATGAAGTAATCGAACTCAGCCTGCTTGACGATCTGCATTGCTATCTGGCCGCCGGAATAGGTGCCACTTACAACCGTGTTTGCTGTCGCCGTTTCAACCGGGAAGTCGTCAGCATCGTTCTGGCCCGGAACCTCCTGGCCATCAACATCGTCGAAGCCATAGCCCTCGACAATTTGCGGGATGAATTCGCCGGGCTGGAAAAACTCATATTCTGCACCCGCAAGCGACCCAAGACTGGATTCGGAATATCGCACCGACTCATAGCTGTAGTGCCCGATGCCGACGCACATCCACTCGGTGACGTATTTCAGCCCGCCGTCAAAATCATCCTGTCGGACGTACTCGAATACTGATTCCTGAATCAGGTCCGGAAAGGAACGAACCTGGCCGTAGATGTCCGGCTTCGCCTTGTAAACACGAGCGGTGTTGGTCTGTCCGGTCAGGCTGTTGTTCGGTGAATCGACGGTGTTACCGCCGGTGTTAGCGATGGCCGGCTTCGGCGCGAGAAAGGAGAACACCTGCCCGACCACTTTAAAAATCGGACTCAGGATGTCGCCGATGATGCCCTTTGGCTGGTCGAACAGCTGGATAATGTCCAGTTCGCTCAGCTCAAAGTCCATCTCGTCGTCATCACCAAGCGTAACGCCGTTGCGTACGATGAGCAGATCCCGGTGCAGATTGCTGTCGTTCTCCGTCAGCCAGGCATAAAAAAAGGTGCCGCTTGGCACCGTGTATCGTTCTTTTGGCTTTCCGGGGAAGCGCTGCAGCTCAATCAGAGCCATATTCGAAATACTCCACTCTAGTGAATGCCCGCTGGATAACCAGCAACGAGTCCATACGCACGCTGCCGCCCTCGCCGCGTGCGTGTAGCGCCTGCCGGTTCAGCACCAGGCCGACATGCGCAGGCTGAGAACCCTGATACCCGACGAATATCCCGCCCTCGACAGGCTTATCTACCTGACGCCAGAAAACTACGTCACCCTGGTAGCAGGTGAAAAAGTCGGACCCGGCTTCGTAGTCCGGCGTCTGGTGCAGTTCGATGCCGAGGACGAGGCGGTAATACAACACGCACAGGCCCCAACAATCGACCTTTTCGAACGAACAGGCCCGGTTCGACCATGGCGCACCTATCATCTGTTTGATGAAGTCAGAGGTACTGTAGTCCGGTGTACTCCACAGGGTCATAAAGCCTTCCGATATTGTTGTTCAGCGGGTTCGTCATGGATAACGTGACCGAGACGCTGTCCGTGTCGATATCGACGGTTTTCACGTACAGCTGCCACGACTTAATCGGGGCTGATACGTCGGCACTGTCGAATATCTGCCGCGTAGCAGTGATGGCCGTGAGCCGGGCAGCACCCTTCCACTGTTTCATCAGCGCCTTCACGTCCGTCGATAACCGGCCCAACTTCACCGTCGAGTCGATAACCGGCGTACCGCTCTGCTGGCTCTCTTCGATTTCGAAGCGCGCTGGAGTGTACGTCTGGCCGCCAAGTGTCTTTGCGAAGAACTGCTTGTCGACCAGGCGGACGTAGCCGAACGAAGGATGATAAAACGTGATGGTGTCGTACAGGCCGCGCGTCGGGCGCTGCTGTTTATATTCGCGGAAGGATGGCATCAGGGAACCCTCGGCAGACTCTCAGGATCGCGCCCGTCCGGGTACCCGGTAACCACGATATCCAGCCAGGAATTCCATGGCGGCGGCAACTCGACAATGATGTCGTCGAACTCATCGTCAGCGTTATACAGGCGGTTGGCGATCACAGTACCCGTCCAGGTCACCACTCCGCCGTCTATGCTGGTCTGCACCGGCATCTGCGTGAAGTGCAATTCCTGCATCTGGAGGGCGCTACCGCCGATATTTATCGGCATTCGGAACCAGTTCAGGCCACGGTTAAGGTAGTTCGGGCTGCGCAGCCATTGCTGGAAGGCCTTCTCCTGGTCCAGAGTGAATATCCAGGTAAGTGACCAGGTCACTTTCAGGTCGTCAGTCTGGTTCTGGAAGATGGCCGGGCCGACCGCTGGCTGGTCAGTCAGGAACCCGGTATCCAGCGTCATGTTCTTGCTGGCCTTCTGCGCCAGCGGCAGCCAGCCGGGGTAGTCAATGATCGGCATTAATTTTGCCCCCTTGGTGTGCGCTTGACGTTGAAGTTACTGGTTATGCCCTGGCTTATCATGCCGCCGTTGTTCAGGTCAGCGACGATCATGTCAATGGTAACGCCGCCATTGCCGTCCGAACTGGCCTGGGCATCAACTGCCGACCCGTTGTAGTTCTGGACATTGATGGACACGTTGATACCGCCACCACCCTGCATATCCTTGTTGCTGATGACCCTGCCGTTATCGCCTGGGATCATGTACTGCTTGCCGGTGCTGGCACGGTAAATCTCCGGCATGCCGCCTTCACCGACCTGGTACATGCCGCCAGCGCTGACCGGCCCGCCGTTCTTGCGCTTGCCCGACAGCGCCAGAATGCCAGCCATTGCGCCAATACCAATAGCCACCGCACCACCGAAGGATGCGACCGATGACATGATCGCCGCCGGAGTCCATGCAGCAGTTGATGCAGCTGCTGCAGTGGTGCTTGCTGCAGTCTGAGTTGAAATACCTGCGACTTGAGCAGCCGTGGTTTCAGCAATCACGCCCTTCTGGACTGCACCACCAGTTATGGCCGCCTTAGCCCACTCCATACCCATCTGCACGAACGTGTTGATGACGCTGTTTAAAACCGTGCTGCCGATCGAGCGCAATGCATCTGATGCTGACATGCTTCCCGTGATGATGCCTGTCAGGACGTTGGAGGCGTTATTTCCGAACGCTGTAAAAGCTGCTGATGCAGCCTCGGTTGCTGCATTCTGTTGCGACCACTCTTGCCACATGGCCTCGGTGCGCTGCGTTCGATACTGTTGTTCAATGGCAGCGCGCGTGGCCTCTACTTGTGCGATTTTTTGCGGATAGAGCGTGGCGTACTCATTGAGCTGTTCCATTTGAAGCTGAAATTGATTATCAACAGCTGCCACAGGTGATGCAGTACCCTGTAACTGTGTAAAATTCTGGCTGGCCTCCTTGCGCTTTTGCATGGCGATAGCAGCTTTTTCGTTAGCCTCGCCTATGGCCCTGGCCTCCTCAACTTGCTGCTTAGTGGCAGAGCTGCCAAGAGATTGTTGAGCACGCAATCCAGCTTCTTGTATGCGCCTCTTCTCAATAGACTCCGTTGTTAGGTCGGACTCTGCCCTAAGTTTTGAGATCTTCTGCGCAACTGATTCTTCAGCGGCAGCAGAGCGTTTCGATGCAGCCTCACCATCTTTTGTTGCCTTAATACTTTCTTTCCGAGCCTCGGTAATCCGGTAGGTTTCAGCGTATTCATCCTGAAGAGCTTTGATTTTACTTTGATCCGTTACGCCAGCATCTGCTGCGTCATACTGCGCCTGCAACCTGACCCTGGCTTCTCCCTCAAGTTTCGCTAGAGCCAGGCGGCGTTCTGAGTTTTGGACTAACTTCGTGGTGGCGGCGTCATCACCTTTAGTGCTCGGCTTGGAAAACTGGTTGTTACCAGCATCTTTCTGCGCTTTGGCACGGATGTGAGCAATTTCACCTTCAACCTGTTTAAGCTGAAATGCTGCCTGAGCTCTGCGCTGTTGAAATATGGTGTCAGACTCATACCAGCGTTGGCCGTCTTTCATTTCATCATTCAAATCCTGCTGCAACTTAATTAGCTTCGGCATACGGGATGAATCGCCAACATTATTGTTGTAGTAGTTAAGGTTGTCAGCGACGTTCTGCATTAAGCCAGCAAGCGTAGATGTAAGGCCGATCGCTTGGTTCAGGTCATTTATTGCGTTTCTAAATGCTACATCCAGACTATTTTTTGCCCTGTCAACGTTGACAGGCATTTTCTCAAACTCTTCATTTACAGATTGGGATTGCTTTTGGATAGCATTCAAAGCATCTTGCGCCGTAAGTTTCCCTTCCAGCATTCTTTGCCTGAGTTGATCGGTGGAAATACCAAGCCCTGCCGCTATCTGTCTGGCTAATTCAGGCATCTGCTCCAGGATGGAATTGAATTCCTCCGCTCTAACGATACCGCCAGAAATGGACTGCCCAAACTGGCGAAGCGCATTAGCCATTTCCTCTGTTGAGGCGCCGCCAATAGTACCAATTTGTTGCAACGTAGACGTTAGCTTAAGAATTTGTGAGTTAGTCGCCCCAGTTTCCTTAAGAGATGTAGTTAAAGACTCCCAAAGGCGTTCGGTTTCAGAAAGGCTGTTACCGGTCTGGGAGGCAATAGCCGACAGCGTCTTCATGGTTTCGCGCGCCGCATCAATGCTTGGGCTTAGCCTCGCGATCCTCGCTTCCAGCGTAACCATTTCATCGCCAATGGCGATTAGTCTTTTAGCTGCATCAATAGTGAATGCGGATGCAATGGCAACACCTACTTTATTCAATGCGCCTTCAAAGCGGCTAGCCGCTCCGGATGCTCTATCAAAATTGGAGCCCATCTTATCGAGTCGATCGTTTGCTTTCCGCTGTGCCTCAATAAGCTCTGCGACATCCATCTGCACCTGATAAACAATATTCCCAACCTGTTCGCTGCTAGCCATGCTTTTCTCCGGGCATAAAAAAACCCGCCGGAGCGGGTTGCGTTATTTGCAGGCCTTTTGCCCTATATAGTAGGCTATCGAATTATCGACAATAGGAGCCATGTTTTTGTCTGGAGCTGAGGATCGCATCCTCTCAAGGGTATCTCCAGAACCAAGATATTTAACCGTCCATGCCGAGCAGTCATACAGACGCTTTGAGTACGAAACACCTGACGACCCTTCTCTCTTTGTAGTAATGGTTGCCATACTGCCATTTAGGTCTTTCTCAAGTATCGTGTAGCTGGCCTTGGAATCAGTTGGCACTGAAATTTCTGTTGCAGCCATAGACCCGAATGATGTCAGCATTATTAACGCCAGAACGGCCCTTTTCATCTTGCTATCTCCTTAGTAAAAAGTGTGAACATCCTACCCAGGAATAGCACAGGCGCAACGGCACTAGCTGATTTATTGATCTCAATCGACCGGGAACGGGAAAACCCGCAGTTAAGCGGGTTGATTATGATTGGCTGAAAACCCAGCCGATTAAAAAATTTTACGTAAATCTATGTTATACATTGCCATCCATGCGCCTATCAGTGAACTTAACCATCCTCACCTCCCAGTTTTGCCAGCATTAGGTGAGCGCTATCCCTTCTCTCTTCAAGCTGTCCATCACCCGCTTGTAAATCTCAGAGTTAACTGATCGGCCGTTTTCCTCTGCCACTTTCCTCACTAAATCCAAAGATTCTTTAGGCCATCGCAGATTGAACTGCGGCATTTTGCTTGCGCCTTTCATAAATCCTCCACATAGGTCCACGGTGGACCTATTGAGAATATAATACCATGGTCCTATCATGTCAATTCATAAAAGGATGATTGATATGGCAAGAGACGATCCACACTTTAACTTCCGCATGCCTCTGGAAGTAAGGGAAAAACTTAAACTCAGGGCGGAGTCTAACGGGCGCTCTATGAATGCTGAGCTTCTCAAAATAGTTGAAGATGCCCTCTCTCGGCCATCTCGAGTTTCTGGCTACCGAAGTGAAGCAGAACGTCTGGCAGATCAGCAATCTGATGCGGTAAAGGAAATGGTTTTCGAGACCCTTAAAAACATATATGGCAAGGAAGGAAAATGAACACAGAAAAAATCGCTTTCCTCTTCCCATTTCACAGATCTAAATCAGACGATAAATCTCCAATGCTTCTCATGGAGACAGATGAACTGCCGGTTGTTACAGATATTCATTTTCAGGTCCACTTCCTTGGCTTAGTAGACGGTAAAGAATATTGGATTGCAGCATCTGTTTTTAAGGTCGAGGAAAACCTAGAAGTCAGACTTAGCGGTGAAAAAGGGGTCTGGATCAGGGCGAAAGGCCATCCATCTAGCCAAAACACACTTGCAACTTCGCTGACCATGCATTTTGATAAATGCAGATTTGATGATGAAGGTGATTATCTAATCCGTGTATCAATTTCTAAGGATAAGGTTCTTATGCATGAGGCGCATGCTTACTTCTCTGTGAGTAAGGTTCAAAATGCATGATATAGTCGATACTTTATTAAATGAAGAAAATGTCTCTCGCATCCATCCTGAGAATTACGAAGATAAAAACAGCTATGGCGGCGGTAGAGGAGGTGGTGGTATGAACGATCGCCTTGAACGGTTAGAGAAAAAGGTTGAAACGATAGACCAGACTCTTATACGCATAAGCGAAACCCTGGTGAGAATCGATGCAAAGTTTGATCGCCTTGGCGACCGATTTGATGTTATCGAGAAGCGATTTTCCGATGTGGAAACCAGTATCGAATCGGCCAAAAAAAGCTTATCTGATAAGGTAGAGAATTCTGCCAAGCTGACAGAAGCAAATAACAAAACATCCATTGCGGAAGCAAAGCTGGCAATAATCGTTGCCATTCCTGCAATCATAGGCGCCATTTATACTGCATATAAGCTTCTGGCGAATCAATAATTCTCACCCAACATAAGCCCACCTGGGTGGGCCATTAACCACCCCAGAGCGGCCCTGCACCATCGCTTTATATTTGCTTCGAGGATCGAATGAACCGGGTTTGGTTAATCGTGTTGATTGTCACAATTTGCGCTGGTTTGGCGCAGGATTATATAACTGAAAAAGCAGCCGATCACATTACTACAATCAGACAATCATGTGTGATTGGGCATGGTTGCCAGAAAATGTAGCCCACCTTAGTGGGCTATTTAGCCGCCGCCCTTCTCGCCGCCTGTCTCGCCAGGAAGTCATCAGCAACCGCGTCGTACTCTTCCCGGGTAAAGCCCTTCTGATCAGGGTATTTCGCGGCGAGCAGGAGCTGAAATTTCGTCATTGTCAGACTTGCGGCGTCCGCCTCACTCATACCAAAGTGCGCCTGCGCGGCCACGATGTAATCAATCGCACGGAATTCGTTGGTTGCCTCATTCGCTTCGTTGCGCTGCAGCTGACGAACCTTCGCTTTACCAACCACTCCATGCTGCATCAGGTGTCTGGCAAATATAATGATTTCGTCTTTTGGCATTAGGCCTGGCTGATATGCGATCCGGCCATCTTCTTCGACCCACTCGCCAATTGCATCGGTAAGGTCATCATCACAGCACGCCTGCAATATCAGCATTGAGGCTAAGAGCTGGTTGTCATTTGCAACGTTAAAAGATGGAACCATCCAGTCAGGTATCACCTTAAATCCGGTTTCGCATGTGGCTAAGAGCTTCTGGACCTCGCTTCCATGAATTTGCGCATAGATGCTCACAATCTCGCTAGGGTCACCCAACCCCATCATTGCTGAGAGCGATGGCCGCAGCAGGTAGTCCTTCCCGCCCTCCCGGCTGTCACTAATGGCTACCTCGCCAATTTCTTTCATGGCTACTACTGTCATGTTTCACCCTGGGTAACGATCATTATCAAGGGCAGCCGCGGCCACCCTTTGGAATGGACGTTAGGTAACGGTAACGGTATGCACGGCCACAAAGTTTCCGTCTTCGGTGTTGATGATGATCTGCGCGCTGCCGGTGGCGACGCGGTTCACCGTGACGGTGGTTCCGGAGGCGCTGGCAGTGGCTTTGGTTGGATCCGTTGATGCGACGGTGAAATCTTTGTTGGTCGCGCCAGTCGGGGCAATATTCACCGTAAAGGTGCTGGTACCACCTGCCGCTCCGGTGCTGGTAGCTGGGGTAACAGTTACGCCGGTTACCGCCACTGCCGTCACTTCGTTAACTTCGATAGTGCTGGCATCGCCCACTTTGAACTCGGTGGAGAACGTGACGATGTCGTTGGTCCCGCCGTCAGAACTCAGCGCGTTGATGTTCATATACCCGATGAATTCAACCGGGCCGTAGTCCATGCGTACCCACATTCCAGGCTGGCGCTTGGCCTTCAGCTCGTCAGCGAAATACTTGATGAACTTGCCGACACCATACTGATCCAGTTTATCCTTCTTGCGCACTTCGCCTTCAAAGCTCAGGGTGAAGTCACTGTTGGTGATGATGGTCTCGACATATCCACCGCCGTCATCCGCATCAGATGTAACCGAGTTCGGGTTGAAGTCGAAACCCTTCGACGTACCAGCGGCCAGCGCCATCCACTCAGATTCAAGCGGTTTGACATCCGGGCAGCCATCGGCGACTTCCAGTACGACCGCACCGCCGAAAAGGCGTTCGTTCGAGTTCGGGCAGTTAGCCATTTGAAACTCCTCTTTGACTTAAAAAAGAAAACCCGCCGAAGCGGGTTATTTGGTTGGGATGGCTATTCGCCGTAAGTGCAGGCGAACTGGAGTCGGAAGACTATTCGCCCTTCTTCTGTGAGCACCGGCGCGGGGATGGCGCCCATGTTCTGGATGTAGCCGACGCACCCATCATCCATAGGATTGGCCTGGACGTAATCGACGATACGCTGCACGGCATTGAGCGCGTCTTTGCGCTTATCTTTCGCGCCGATAACGTCGACCAGGACGTGGTATTCCGACCCAAGATCGGTGCGGATATTGGAGCCTCCGTTTGGCCTGAATACCATAACCGCCTTCGACAGGTCGCCCGGGTCGTCGTACATCAACTGCTGCACAGTGAAACCGGTAGTTAGTCCTGCATCACCGAAAAGATTGCGCACCCTTTCGTGCATCATGGGCGTCATAGGGACATCTCCTTGGCGATCACCGCGTCGATTTGCCTGCGGGTATCCTCAAAGCCTTTGGTCAGGAACTCTTTCTGCGCTGTGGCCCGGCGGAAGATCTGAGGCACGTTCGGATCGTGAACATACATCGCGTAATTAGCGGAGTAGCCAACACGCCCGGTCACCCGATTGCCGTTCACGGTTATGTCGCGAAACTGACTGTTCAGCAGAGTTGAAGTGTCGATAGGCGTATAAAGCGCGGCCTGAGAGCTACCGATAATTAGCGCTGACTGCACCGCCCTGACAACCTTGCGCCCCTGAATATCACCGATAAGGGCGTTGAGGTTTTTCTGCGCCTGGCTGATGCCACTCACTTTAGTGCCCATCATCACACTCCCGTCAGGATGGCGTAATCATCCGCCACTCGCTCGAACGTGTCGGCGTAGCGGATAACCTGCCGCACCTCGTCAGCGCCGGCCACAACCGGGTCTGGCTCGGCAGATACGCCAATCAGCAGGTAATCACCGGCGTCGGCCAGCGCGTACTCAGTCCAGACGGTGTTCTTTACGACGATTTCGGCGCCCAGGCTGGCTAACTTCTTGCTGAGACCGCCCTCGTAATCACAGAGAATTTGCTCAGGTTCGGCATAGCCAAGTGGGTCTCCGTATTCGTCATTGCCTTCCAGTTTGCGCCAGATGGTCGCCGTGGCCGTATAAGACCAGTTTGCTACCGATGACATCAGCCCTCCTTCCAGCGCAGCACCTTCGCGCCAGTTGCCCGGATGCGCTCACAGTTGATATGCCAATCGCCGTCTGATTTCACGTAGCCAGTGGTTTCTCGCCCGGTGTCGGTCATCACCCAGACGCGGGTGAACGAGCGCGGCAACCGGACGCTTACGGATACCCATGACATCAGCAGCCCCCTACCACCATGAACAGGCCCACGCTGTTACCGGCACTGATCGGCAACTCTCCGGTGCAGCCGCTGGTATCTAGCCTGACCAGTGAGTCACGCAGCCAGGTTATGCCATCGTCGCCGTATTCAAACGACCGTGACGCACCAGAAGGCGCACCCTGCGATTTGATGCGACGCGCACCGGACGACGTAGCCATGAGAGCGGCAGCGTACATCAGAATCAGCTTCGCGGTGCACTCGTCATAGCCTGCGCCATCGAGGCACGGGATGATCTTGTTCACCACGCAGAGAATCGGCTCCAGCAAAGCGCCCGGAATGGAGTAACCCAATTCACCGAGGAACGCCTGCACGTCTGCCGCTGTGATTGGGTCAGCCATGGTTATTTCGCCTTCTTGAGGGCTTCTGCCAGTGCGGCTTCAGCTTCATCAGCGCGTTTGGTTTCTGCTGCCAGCGCGTCGGCGTGAGCCTTGTCTTTTGCTTCACCATCGGCGATCAGCTTTTCGTTCTGCTCCAGCGCGTCGGCGAGTTGCTTTTGCAGGCCAGAAAGATCTGCCGTCGGCGCGGAAGGGGTAGCCACTTCGAAGGAAAGCTTTTCGCCCTTCTTCTTGTCGGTCTCCTTCGCCTTACCGGTTTCCAACCAGCGCTTAGCCGTTGCATTGTCCACTTCTACGATCGCACCAACCTCCAGTTTTCGGAGGTTGGCACCGGCGAAGACGTTACCTGCTGTGATTTCTACCAGTGCCATTCTTTTTCTCCTTAGCTGCTCGCGAAGAGCACGCCATGTTTGAGGTTGATATCCTGCTTGACCATCAGTCCAGCAGCCCCCCAGGTGCGCCAGATATAGTCGCTGTTGTAGAACTGACGCGGGTCAGCAACAGTTCCCACTGCCTGACCAACCACCGGCGCGATAACACCTGCAGCCAGTGGTACAACCAATACCTGGTTTCCGGTCAGCTCGGCATCTTCTTTCACGGCGGCAATACCAGACAGCTTCAGAATCTCTTCCAGCACCGTGCGGGTTTTGTTCTGGGTATCATAGTACTGCTCCCAGTTGGACATGATTTCACTGGAGACGTACCAAGTCTGTTGGCCGTACTGGTTGTTCTGGAGTTTCAACGTATCGCGTAACTTAATCGCTCCGTTACGCATTGCTTCTGGGTCAGTGCTGGTTGCGAAGTTGATGTTTAGGCCGGACGCACCGAGATCGACCATGCCTACACGGTCATCAGCCTTGAGACCCTTCCAGGTCTTGCCGTCAAAGGTAACGAAGTTTCCTTCAGAGTCGCGGAAACCGTTGAACATGTAGTCCACGATTTTACGGCGCACATCATCAACAGAACCGCGCTGCGCATCAGCCAGGGATGCAAGAGCAGAGCCTTTGTTGAAGATCGGATCACGCCAGTGGAACTTAAATCCGCTGTCGTGCACCGGAACCATGGTGCCGTCAAAGCTGTAAGCGCGGGCATCCAACGCCGCGCCAATCTGGCCGGACATGGAAGTGTGCGCCCAGCCACGACCGCCGGTGCGCGCATATTCATACACGGAATCTTCCAGGCGAACAGAGCGGGACAGCGGCATCAGGTCGTTGAACAGGGTGAACTCCGTGTTCGGCTCGAACTGCGCCAGCACTGTCTGGTCGTACGCGCGGTACATGCGGCGGATGTCATCGACCGCGTTCACCGCGTCCAGATGTCCGTTTTCACCGAAGCGAGCACGGGCAATGAAGTCAGCAACAGACTGCGCGCTCATGTTGCGCGCCATCTCCAGCTCGCGGAACTGCGCCTGGTTGACTTCGAGGTTACCGGTGCGTTCACCGATAGAGCGGGAAAATACAAGCATTCAGGTGCTCCTTACTTGATAACGACGCGCAGCAGATCGCCTGCAGCAACGGTGTACGCCGTGTCTTCTTCGACATATGCGCGGATGGACTCGCCGGAAGCGTGGACTTTCACCTGGCCGTTTGCGATGGATAACGGCTGGCCTTTTTTGAACGCGCCGCCAGCGGTGCGCACGTTAAGGAACATGCCCGGCATCGGGTGGATAGCGACTACCAGCTCGTTGATTGGGATGGAGTCATCAACCGTCTGGCAGCGCAGATAATCGAAATCAGCGACATACAGGATCGCTTCTTCGTTGCCATCCACGGAGGCAGTGAATTTTCCTGCTGAGAAGAAGCCAACGGTGCCCGGCTTGGTGGCCGCTGCCGCCGCACCTTCACGGTTGAGGGTCGGGTTAGGGAATACGCCACCGGCGTGGATTACGTGTTTTCCGTCTTTAGCCATTTTTTACTCCGGCATTTCGCTGACTGACTGGTTATTGGTAGCCTGGCGGAATGCACCATTCAGGCCGGTTGAGGTCTGGCACTGAGCGAACAGCTCTTTCAGCGGTTCGCCGTCAAGAGCGTTGACTGCCAGATCGGTCATGCCGAACTTGGCTTTCACCGCGGTGCGCATGCTGGACTTCTCATTTTCTGCGCCTGCGCTGATCTGACTGTTAAGAGCGGCCACCTGATCGGAGAGAGTTTTCGCCCAGGCTGGCATCTCTTCGCTGTTGGTGGCTTGCTCTTTTTTCTTCGGCTTGCCGGTTGCCGGGTCGATTTCTTCGTCGCCGTTTTTCTTGGCGGCGGCTTCGTCGGCCTTCATCTGGTTGTATGCGTCCATCAGCTCAGCGTCGGACTTGCCTTCGGTCGGCTTACCAGCGGCTTGCAGCGCATTGATAATCAGTTCTTTCATCGGATCGTTCTCTCCGTTGGTTTTAATCTCGTACTCAGTTGGTTTTCGCACGACTTCTACAGGTTCGCCGACGAGCGATACTGCCCCGTCAGAGATGAGGTACTTCTGTTTGTACAGGGACCGGCCAGAAGCGTTTTTCTTCTCTTCTTCGAAAATCAGGTGGTCCGGGTAGATGCTGACGACATAGCGCCAGGAATCAGGGGTGTTTGCGCGAATTGCTTCACGCAGCGATGCGGCGATCTCGTCAAAAGACATCCCGCCATCATTGGTGACAAAAAACTTGATTTTGTTCAGCCACCCATCCTTGCGGTTGTCATTAACGACCGCGTCTTGCAGGTTGCAGACTTCGATTTCTACTTCATCGCCCTCGGCATTCACGAAGATGCCTACGCCTTCTGCTGGAGTGCCAGCGCCTGGCTCATCGAGCAGCACCGCCACATGGTCGAACATCATGTTTGTGGCGATCTCGTTGTACTTTTTGCCCTTCGACTCGCCGTTGGCGGCTATACCGGAATACAGCAAGCCGGTGGAGATGTGGATTGGGTCGGAGTTGGTGCCGGCCAGCATCTCGTCCAGGCGGTTAATCAGGCGCTTGCCCTTCTCGCTGGATTCGGCGTACTGGCGGTTAACGTACATGTCGCCCGTCACCTTCCCGTCTTTGTGGCTGACGTTCTGCAGCCAGGCCCCGACGTGGTACTCGTTCACCGCCTGGACATCGCGCGCCGATACATGCTTGCCATCCACCTTCGGGTGACCCAGCGGCATCGGGTTACGCTCAAGCGTGTTGTAGGCCTTTTCGATTTCTGCTGCCGGGTACAACTTCCGGTTCATCACAATATCGTCCACGACAGGCGTGATGCCGCGAACCACGATATGTGGCTTGCCGTTGACGGTTTCGGTGGTGATGTTTGAAGCGGAGTTGACGACGGTCAGCACGTTAACGCGGTTGCGTTTCATGCTGGGTCCTCGTTAGTGAAGTTTGTTTTTGCGTGCCTGGCGGAGTTGCTTCTTGGTGGGCTTAACAGGGAACCACCAACAGGTTTCGAATTTAATAAGCTCTCCTGATGGGCTGACTGACTCGGTCGGTTTTGAATAAATCCAACCATATCCATACAAAGTCGGGTCATGCTTAAGTGTCCACATACGGGCCTCATTGGTGAATTTCAGGCAATAAAAAACCCAGCACTGTGGCTGGGTCAGAAATTGGTTTTGGCTGCCGGATTCGAACCAGCACTCTCGTCAAGCGTCAACATCATGCCGTACCGAGCACGACCAACAATAGAATGGTCGCATTGATGCGTTACTCTACCAATTGAGTTACGCCAAAATTAATTTACATAGTAGTTAATTAACCCGATTGAAGGCTGTGATGATTACCCCTTCAGGCAGTACCATATGTTTTTTGGCTATTTCTCTTGCTACTTTGCTGAAGAAAACATCTGGTTCAACATCGTCATGATCGGGTAGAACAGCAGAACCATAAATAGGTTGCTGGCCATGTTTTAAGATCTGATAAGCAACGAAGTATTTTTTTAGCATGATTACCTCTATGGCATTGAATGAATGATAATTATGCTCCTTCCTTCCAGCTTATCCTCTCTTTTTTTAACTTATCAGCCAACCCTTCGTTGAATATGCTGCCGTCGTCGTTGAGCAGAACCGGAATCTGGCTGCAATAGCAGTTGTACCGGTTGCCGTTCTCGGCGTAGAAGTCCCGCACTTCTTCGGTGGTGTATACCTTGCCGTGACGGCTGGCATGCCAAATACGTGTCGTTGGTTTTAGCGCTGACAGCCACAGCAGGCCGGTATTCAGCCCCAACCTGTCAGCAGCCCAGTCTGTTTCGTTCCACTGTGCCTGTCGCAGCGCGCCGACCTGCTCTGTTTGAGCAATGGCCTTGGCCCGGCTCATCGACACATCGAGGCGCTTGCTGATGACGCTGGCGGTTTCCCTGGGGTTTACGCCCCGAGCCACCGAATCGGTGATGATGCCTGTCAGGTCAGCCCGAGCGGCATCGCTGATTGCCTTCCAGTCGCTGAACGTTGTCAGCCTGGCAGATGCCATCTGATTAAGGTGGCCGGGGCTGCTTAAAAGCTGCTGTAGCGTCGTCTGGCTGGCGTACACCTGAGACTGCTGCGAAAGGTTGTTGAAGGCCTCCAAAGTGCCGCGCTGCGCTTCTGCGACGACGTAATCCATCGCCCATTGGTTCTGCTCGCCGCCTTCCAGCAGGTAATCATCCAGGATAGCCTGCACCGCCTCGAGCAGTTCAGCCAGTTCCTGTGGCGACATGTCGTAGATGAACCGGCCAGCGTTGACCTGGTAGAGCCGCTGGTCATCACCGTTAACATGACACAGGAAATGCCAGCTATGACTGTTAACCTCACGCTCCCGCCCGGTTAGACGCTGGTCGAACAGAGCTTTCAGAGCGCGCTTGATGCCGAGATACCGGTTTTCGATATCCCGGTACATCGCGGTTACCTGCTTTGCCGATCGCGTAGGGTCAACCTTGCTGCGCGGTACTATCGGCAGGCCCACCTTGACCTTCTGGTCTATCGTCAGCGGCCAATGGATCATCGGTTGTTACCTTATCGTCCGGGTTCGGCGGTTCTGTGGTTGCGGACAACGGCTCAAGTCCGATCACCTGCCGCAGTTCGTTGATGGTTACCGGCGCTTCACCGCCGTACATGCCCGTCGTTTTCTGTACCACATCGGCCAGCTTGGACATGTTCTCAATTTTCTCTTTCTCGCCTGGCGCCAGCAGGTCGCTCCACTGGATAGTAACTTCGCCTTTGGTGGGCGGGTCAATTATGCCCAGCGTCCAGAAGCGCTCGAGTAGCGCGGTAATGCGGTCAGTCAGGAAGGTGTTGCGGCGCGTGTTGCGGCGAATGGCCCAGTCGGTTTTGTCCTCGTCGCTCGCCAGGCGTCCGGTCTGCTGACCAAACAGGATAGTGAACGGAATCTGCACGGATGCGGCCAGTTCGTTGGCGGTGACCTCCCACGTCGGCCCGGGGTCGCCAGGTGTCACACTGAGCACGCGCATTTGACCAGCCTGCATAACTGCTGCTGCGTCGGTCCCTCGGTTCAGCTTGTTGACCTTGTCGCCCATGGCTTCGCCAAGATTGCTATAACCTGCATCTTTCGCCTGGCTGGCAAGTGTGGCCATGTCCGTATCTTTGCTGAACTCAACCGCGATCTGGCGGCTGGCGTTCTTCAGAAAGCCTTCGGCACCGCCACCGGATACTTTCTCGAGATCCAGCCCTTTGTTATAGCCAGCCTCAAGCAGCGGGATGCCAGACAGGACATTTTCATCCTCTGAACCTTCACAGAACAGGATCACTCTGCTTGGGTGCACCGGTTCGCCGCGCATTGGCCCGACAAAATCCTGATCCCCTACCGGCCGCTCGTTGAAGTTGAACATTAAAGGCTGGCCAAAGGTTGCTGACAGGCGATCGTTGTCCCACTCGGCCACGGTAAGTTGCGGCTCCCATACCGGAATCAACTTCACCAGTGCAGACTCACCGAGTGACTTCACCAGCTTGATGTCGACTGGCTCGCTCCAGGGCTTATTGTCTTTCACCTGCAACAACAGCGCGGAGTAACGTCCAACCATATTGCGGCGATCGGCGTCTTTAACCTTCGACCACAGCTTTTTCATGAAGCGGGTGACTTTCTTTTCCCACTGGTTGGTCTTCTTCGCCTCTTCCGTCTCATCACCATCGATGATGACCGGATAGTCCTGCCAGCAACCATCCAGCAGGCGATGCACCACAGCGAAGCCGGCGGCATTGCGGCGGTACATGTTGTAAAAGTCGTTGAAGGTGATCGTGCGCGGGTAGCCAAACTCTTGATATAGCGTAGGTCGTTTCGTATTGCCGCCGCCGATCCCTATGGCATTTAGGTAATTCGCTCGCCTCATTTCAGTGGCGAGGTTGTTCACAGCCAGTTGAAGGCCGTTATCTTGTTCGCTCACTGGCGATGCTCCTTAGAAGAAAACTGCGCCGACGCCCTGACCGCTTAACTCAGTCATTGCCCACACGAGAGCATCAAGCCGATCGGGTGATTTTTTGGCAGTGGTTGGGATGTATTCCATTTGCTGATTTTCGAGGTTGTAGAGATTGCCACGATGGGCAACCCGCCCCTGCGAATAGAGTGCTGAAATTGGCTCTGCTCGGGCAAATTTACCCTTACTGGCGTGGACGCGGATAATCCGGCCCTTAAACCCGGCGTTTCTGAGAGTGTCCTCAGCCATGTCACCGCCCTGGTTGGTCTCAATGACGATCGCATCGGCCTCATGAATGTCGTAAGCCTCTATCGCCTTCGTCGCCCAGCCGTTGGGTGAATACTTCCCACTGTAATCGCCATCAGCAGAGTATTGCCTGCGATCTCCGACGCCATGAACACTTGCGGCCACGATACCCGTCTCATCACTTTCTTCACTGTTCGTAGCCTGTGGGTCAATCGCAATTACCGTTCGCGATAGCTCTTCAGTGATGTTGAGCGCTCTGGCGGCGCTGATCATCTCCTCGTTCCACAGCGCCCCCTCCGCGTTGAAGCGTTTCGGGTTCTGCATGTACTGGGCTTCGGCGGTACGCCGGTGGGAAAAGAGTGAAACGCGGTGCGACTCGTTATGCTTAAACGGCCATAGCCAGCCATCAGGCAGCCCATGGTCAATCGGAATGGCGTGGGTGTTTTCCGGGTACTGGTCGGCGTATGCCTGGCTGTTATTGATGAGCACCGGCAAATTAAGGTGGTGCCATTTCTCACCGCTGCCGCCGCGCAACAGATAGCCACTCAGGTCGTGGTAGTGGATCCGCTGCATGATGACAATCATCGGCGTCGTCTCGATCGCCAGTCGTGATTTGATAGTCTCGTTAAAGCGGTTGTTGACGCCGTCGCGGACGACCTCAGAGTAAGCATCATCCGGCTTAACCGGGTCATCGATAATCAGCGCGCCCTGCCAGCCTGGCTCCATATGCCCGGCACGAAAGCCGGTAACCTGCCCGGCAGCTGATGACGCATAAACGCCGCCGCCGTGTTCGGTCCACCACATTGCCTTGCTGTCGGCATCATCGCGCAGCGCCATCGGCCACATAGATTGATAGGCCTGCGACTTAATCATGCCGCGCGCGGTTGAAGAGTTCAGCAGCGCCAGATTGTGCGAGTAGGAGAGGTGCATGAATCTGGCCCGGCAGTTAAGCGCCAGCCCGCGGCCCATCATGTTGATGGTCGCCAGTTCAGTCTTCGTGTAGCCTGGCGGAACGTTGATGATCAGGCGGGAAATCTCACCATCGATGACACGGTCCAGCGTCTGCTGAATCACCCTGTGGTGAGGCGCGACAATCATCTTGCCGCCGGTGCGCTGCTTGAAGAAGTAGCGTGCGTAATACAGGCCGTCCTCTTCACACTCAACCCGGCGGGCGAATGTCTTTTGCTCAGCAGTCGTCATCCTCCATCATCTCCTGCCGTGCTGACTTATATTCATCCTTGCTCATGGTGATCGTCTGTATAGCGCCACCATTGGGGCCGGAATGCTCGAATTTATGCCTGTTGGTGTAAGCGTCGCCGCACTCTTTGGCGGCCTGCTCGATAATCTCCGCGGTTAGCGCGAGGTTTTTCATTCCCTCGGCACGCGTTGCCATACGGTCGAGAACGCGCAGCCGGTACGCCTTGTTGGCGATCGGGATATCGGAGATTTCACTCTGGAAGCGTTCGCGGGTAGCGTTGAACATATCCACCCATTTTTGCGCCAGTCCTTTGCCGTTTGCTTTCGTCGGGTCATGAGATTCGACTTGCTGGCGGGGTATCGCCAGGCCAAATTCTTTTTTGACCGACTCAACCACTTGAGAAGGGGTATCAAAGCAGGCAAGAGACTGAACGATGAAGGCTTTGACCTCACCTTTCAGTGCCGCCATAAATCACCTGCCTGTCATAATCAGTCATAAAGTTAAGCCAGTTTCAGCATGCACGTTCCGCATGATCTGGCGATATCGAGGTGAGCGACTTCCGCTGGCGCATTGGCCGCGTCCACCAGCTCCTGCACATCTTTACTGGCACCGTACCGGCGTACGACACCAACAAACTCTTCGACGTCATGGCCGCGTAGTGTAAGCACTGGCTGCCCGGTCTCTTTGTTGAACTTCGGCGCTCCGAAATCATCGGTGGCCTGGGCAATGTGGTAGAGCTCATGCTCCACCAGCGCGCAAAAGTCAAGGTCACTGCATTGGGAGCAATAATCGGCTGCCAGCGTGATGATGTACTTCGGGACGCGCCCGAACCATTCATACATCTGCTGTTCCATCCGGGCCTTCTGCCATCCACCAGCACGCAGCATTACCTGTTCGGCCTGACCGAGAACATATCGCCCTTTCTTCGCGAATGATCCTGACGCCCACATGAAACAGAGATCCGCATCAAACAGGTGCGCATGGTCCGGGTTGTGGATGCTCCCTGCATCGCTGAGGATTTGGCGACTTACCCACTCATGCACTTCATTGGCGGGGATCAGCCTGGTGTATGGCTGCCAGTTTTCGGAGTCGATGAAGTTAACTGGTGGATATGGCCTGCATTCATCATCTTGAGCCATTGGTTACTCCACTTATCCCCTAGAGGGTATATTTAAGATTTATCCCCTATAGTCATTACGATGGGTCTGCCCATGGTAATGGCAATAAAATGCCCCGCAGGTGCGAGGCTGGATAATGTGTATTTTAAACTTTATGGGTCATTGTTTTGATTTGGTAATGCCGAACAGCAGCGCCACAAGGAAAAATGAAATGTATGTATATTCAGGAAAATGATAATGAAGAACTGATCCTATACATAACATAGAAAATGATAGCGAAAACTTTTCTCCTGACCACTCGAGTGCCATGGCATTACCTCATATCATTTATACACCTAATACACCTTCACGCTTTGCTTTCGTGACATAGGAGAGATTTTTATCCTGTCCCTTAAGCACATTCTGCATTTGAGGTGTAACCCTTACCATTCCACCCAGTACAGTTGCGACCGCCCCTATGCTGATAAACTCCAACGGATGATCGCTGGTCAGTGCTGCCAACCCCGCTGCTCCAGCGGCAATGCATTGGTTAAGGTCTAACTCGAATGAGGAGGATATGTTAAATTTTATTGGGCTCTTCCATGTTTGATTATTTAGAGAGTCCAGATCAGCGATTGCCTTTTTAAGGCCTGAAATAGACTTCGCCCTGGATAAATCTAAATCAAATGAAGTCATTACTTCTTTGTAAAGTTCATCCATATAAGAATGCAGTGTAATTAACTCATCTGCTCTTCGCTCTTTAAACTCTAAAATCTCATTAATATGGACATTTTCACCGGGAACAGGAAGAAGGTTGTAAAGATCAAACCTGAGTGCCTGCTTGATTATCAGTTCACTTTTTGGAAGGCTTATCTCCTCATTGAGGAAATGCATTCTCCAGTCAACCTTATTATTTTTTCCTTTCATGACATCCAGGGACTTCATCTGAGCATCAGCAAAGAAAGCTGTAATCATCGAATCATCCATATATCTCGATGAAAACATCGGTCTCTCTAACTTTCCAGAGCTGATTAGCTCATCCTCGTACGGCAGTCCAAAATGAAAATTATTATTTGATGGAGATACCAGCTTATCCCAATAAAGAAGAAAATAATTTATATCTAGCTTCGTTACTCCTCTGACCATTTTGAACCGATTTGTTGTCTCAATCGGTCTCATTTCTACAGGGGTAAAGATAACGCCTCTTTCCATAACGCTACGTCCTGAATGGGATGGGACTCCATATTAGCATTATGTAAGGTATTGTTTGCGACCTGTAGTTGCAATTCTGCTTAACCCATAGGGTTTTGACAGGCACTCAGTGAATGCCTGCTTTCTGGCATTTATACTTCTTCCGCCGGGAACAGCAGAAGGGTCTCTTTTGCTTCCTGAATGGCCTTGGTCGTACGGGACACCCAGCCGTTTTCACTATTCACGCGATTCAGGTGCTGAATGAACAACTGATACTTCAACTGGTCATCTTCAACGAATTTGATGGCTTCTGCTGCTGCAGCGGTATCAAAGTTCACGGCTGAAAGCAGACCGAAGCGGATCTGCTGTGATGGGGTTAGTTCACTCATCTGATTTCCTCAGTTAGTAAAAAGCCCCGCTATTGCGAGGCTGAGAATCCTCTATGCTTACAGTCCAGAGGAGAGACTGTGTCAGAGCCTCACGGATGAGGTTCTATTTCGTTTGGCAGTTCGCCTGACACGCTTTGTTGTGCGCCAGGATGTCTTTCTTCGTTTGACGGTCCAGCACACTGATGTCGTGATCAGTAAGGTAGATTGGCTTTGCCCAGTCGCAGCCAGTGTCGATTACCTCAACCTTTGCGGGTCCAGTGTCCGCGCAACTCGCGATCAACATCGTCATCAGGCATATGGTTAACAGTCTGCTGTACATTGCTGGCCTCTTTCGTTACTTCAACGCGGCGTTCTGCAGCTGCTTTGGTAGCAGCAACGTTCTCGTCGGTTCGCTGCTTATCGGCTTTGGCTTCCGCCTTTTCCCGGCCTCGCATGCTACCAAGTCCAAAAGCGCTAAGAACCACCAGCACAACGGTCACGATAAACGCCAGGATGGCTTTCAGCTTCGTCATAGGCTTACTCGCTCTCTTACCCAGCCATACACAAATGACTCGTTTGCCGGGCGCTGCTCTGCCAGCTCGAGGTATCGCTGACCCTGGCTGCAGTTCAGTGCGCGGAGCAATACGGTTTCCCCTTCGCTTCCGCGTTTCGCCAGGAAGGACTTCAGTGCGCTGATGCTGCGCGGGCCAATCTGTCCGTCGGCGATCAGGTCTGGATAGAGCTGCTGCTGGTTGTTAAATACATTAAGCCAGCGCTGGAACCACTTAACCTGTACCGATGGCCCCATATTCACCCCGGTATCGCAGAGTTCCGCGGCGATGGCCGGGGAGACGCCTGCCACCTGATCGAAGCGTGGACCGTACCAGTAATCAGCCTCGAGGATTGCCAGAGCCTGCTCGCGAGTCAGGTTACGCATGTCACCGGTATAGCCGTGGGCGCGCGCCGTAGCCTGAGTGATCCCCCAGTTCGTCGGTCCCCCTTTGTCATTCGGGTGATTAACGTAACCGCCCTCTTTGCCGAGGATGCCGTTAAAGATGTCGTCTTTGGTCATTGCTCAGCCTTCTGGAATACTTTTGCGAGGTTGCCCCGTGATCGCCACACCGCAACGCAAATGGCAACGTTAAGCATCAGTTCGCCCGGGTCCACCTGCAGATATTTACCGTAGAGAATGCGAAACGCGGTGAATCCGGCGGCCAGGATCATCAGGTATGCCATCCAGGCCACGGCCGGACGGTGCCGTTTGCCGCTTTTGCTGAAGAACAACAGTCTTACGGCGATCAGGGCACAGATTATGGCGTTTGCATCCAGTACGATGGTTTGCCATGTCATTGGCCTTCCTCCTCCAGTCCCGGCATCTTCCCCCGTTTTGATTTTGCGAGGATGCGAAGCAGGACTGCGACAGAGATGGAAGCGGAAACCAGCGCGCCGATGTTCGGGGATACTTCGATGCTTACCGGCGGCTGTAGCAGGCCAAGCGCGGTGTTAATCACCCCGGCCAGTATTTTCGCCATCGGTACCGAGAAGAACACCCCGCCGACAAAACTGATGACGGCGAACAGGAACTGCTTCCACAGTTGGTGTGGATCGGATGTCAGAACGTACATTGCTGCACCAGCCAGCGCGCACAGCATTACGCCGGGCGTTGCCTCGGGGAACAAAGATGCGAACGTCACTCCGATAGTTGCGGACGTGACACCGCCAGCAATGGTTAGAGGTTCAGACATATGTGGTCCATGTGTAGAGGTCGGGCTCTTGGGTGAATTAACGACAAAACGAGTTGAGGATGATCCCAGGAGCCCTGAATAAAAAAGGCGGGTTCTGGTCCGCCAATCGATGGGTACTGCGTTGCGCTATGCGCTTATAGTCCCAGGTAGTGGGTTTGGTTCGCCTGGCTGGATTCGAACCAGCGTTCATCCAATTATGAGTTGGGTGCTTTACCACTTAGCTACAGGCAAATAAAAAGCCCAAGGCGTTAACCTCGGGCTTGAATTCGTAGATACCGCCAGTGCATACAACATTGGCACAATATCAGATTTACATGAAATATATGCGTTTCAATCCAGTTTTGCAAGACTTATGTCGTAATTTGCTGCCTTTTGTTGTGAACGTGATCGCGTTACCTGCAATAAAGCGCCGCTATCCAGGCTCAGGAAAACACGTCTCATCACCACCCACCGATCGGTAAACGTCTCTGACCAGTTCTTTGGCGTCACGCCGACCAAATCGGCCAGCGCCTGATATTCGTAAGTATCGCGCCCGGCCAATTCCGCTTTAACATCCTGCGCCGCAAGCCAGATGAGCTTCTGCAGGCGATCCATCGTCTTGCCGGCCACTTTTTTGGTGCCCAGCGTCTCTCTGAACTCCTCCCATGCCCATTGGGTGATCGTCACCTGGTTCTCCCAGCGCGTGTTTTCGCTGTAGTTCCAGAGCAGCCATGCCTTTTGGTGCTCCTCGAGCGACAGGACCGCCCGGCGCCAGGATGCCGTGGAGTACTCGACCGGCTGAACCAGCGGGATGTGAGAGCCTTTTGCGCGCGACTGCTTGCCCGGGATCGGCGGGTTATCCAGCGTCATCATCTTCCCGGTAACATCATCCTTCACGCGCGGCTTCTTACGCTTAAACGTACCTGTATCGAATTGAGCATTCTCCAGCCAGGCCATCAGCTGGCCTTTTGTTGCTCCGCTCAGATCTGCCGTCGCAACGATGAGCTGCTGGCGTACAAATTCCAGGTATTGAGAGTTCATCATGCGGCTTCCTTAATCGGCTGTTTGGTTTCGGTCTGGCTGTGTTTTGCTACTGGAGGCAGATTGGCGCGCCTAACGCTTTCGGCCTGGTATCGGGCTATCTGATCGCGGGTCATCGCATTGACCTCGGCCTGGTTACGCATACAGAAATCCGATAATGCTTGCCGGCATCAAAGACGAACCCCTTTGCATAGGAGGACAGACCATCCGCTACCGTCTTCCTTGCCAACCGGTCTGCTGCCTGCTGCGCCTGCCTCTTGCTCATCCTGATAGCGTTAAAATCGGCGTCCGTCAGCGGGCCACCTATGCCGAAAACTGGCTTTATCATGCTGCCTCCTGTTGACGGGCACGGCGCTTCTCCAGCGCACGGGCTTTGCGGGTGAAAATGGATTTGATGCGCTGCAGGTATGGGATATCGAAGCGGCGGGTGGTGTTGTCTTTGTTCAGGGCTTCGACTTTTTCGGCACCAATGCGCTCGATCAGCCCCAGCTCAAACGCCTTTTGAGCGCCGGACATGTTCCGGTTACAAAAAACACACTGGCCTGCCGTGTTGTGAAGGTTGAAAGCCAAATGCATGGCAGCACCGCGACTACGGTAATGACCACAGTCCATTGTTCCGCCGTGTTTTTGCTCCGGGGCGCGTCCACAGCTGATGCATGGTTTTCCGGCGTCACGCAGGCGCACATAGCGGTTAAAGGCAGCTTGCGCCTCAACGCGCCACTGTGATTTGGTCTTTAGCGCTATCCGGCGTTCCTGACGACGCTGACGCCCTTCCTTCTCGGCCTCTTTCTGCGCCTTGATGCGTTTGGCCTCAGCCTTAACTTTCTCTTTGGCGCGAAGCTCAAGCGCGTAGATAGCGCCGTGAGCCGGGCAGCACCAACGGATGTTGTCGTATTGCGGGATAAACTTCTCCCCGCATACTTTGCACTTGCGGCGGGATGGCTTACGCATTGCGCTCACCCCACTGCTTGGCCCACTCTATTTCGAGGCGGGATTTGTCGCTGAATTTGACGTTCTGCTGAGTACCGAACCAGTAGATAGCCTCGATGACTTCAACCATCTGGCGCACCGTCATCTTGCTGGTACGCTGGCCGAACATCACAATGCCGCCATCCAGCCCGGGCGCCATTCGCTGCTCCTGTTTTTTGGATTTGGCGACCATCGCAGTGATCAGGTCTTTCCAGTCATCGGAATCGTACTTGTTGCCGAACCAGAGAACCTGGTCGGATAGGTCTTTCAGCAGCGGCCAAAGCTTCCTGTTTTGCTGAGCCGTGCGGGTCATCTCTTTGATGTCGAGGATTAGCGGACGCTTGGCATCAACCGGCAACTCACGGATGAAGTTGATGGCGTTCTGCTTGATGGAGTCGTTGACGAGGAAGAATTGCTGTTTCATACGGCCTCCCCATGGGAAACCGCAGAATGCAGAAAGCCCCAAGCACGTTTTTGCGCCTGCGACTGATGATGTTTACTCTTTGTTTGATGCATGGCCTAGAAGTCCCCTCCCAGGCGCGAGGTCACCAGAGTTGTTCAGGCTCTGGTGACGTAATTATGGCGGGTTGATTATGGAAAATCAAAACCAAACTTCTTTATTTGCCCCAGTCGTTAATCTTGGTGCAGATGTACTCTGGATCCTCTTTCACGCTAAACCAGTGGCCGTCAGACAGACGAATAGCTGTTTGGTTGTCTACACGGTTGAAGCGGATAATATGCTCTGAGTTGATATATACGATAGTGTTGTTGACATCAGTTAGTGTAAGAATCATCGGTTCTCCTATTTTGTTTAGTTACCAATCAAATTCGATAAAATTATCGACTCATAAATAAAGCCATTTAGATTAATAATGCAAAAAAATTAATTCGCATCACACCTCCTGTTGCGGTGATGCTGCGAGCAGGCGCTCTAACTCCTCACGAGCGTCATAGCTCCGTACCGCGCTGAATGTTCCACGGCTGCCGTCGCTATCCAGTAGACGATTAATCGCACCACGGACATCGGCAGGCAACGTGTAATCCGTACTCACAGGTTCGGCACCCTGAAGCATGGCGGCGCGCAGTTCACGAAGTTCACGTAAGGCAGAAATTATCTGCGCAAACTTTTCATCAGGAGGTAAAGGGCCAGAAGAATTTACCGCTGACTTAATTAGGCTATCCAAATGCTCATTGGTAATTTTATTCATACAGCTCTCCTGATTTCCCAGAGAACGCGAGGGACCCCACCATTACCTACCGGGTCTCGCTTATCTTTCAGCGCAACGCTAGAGGCGGCCCAACCCCTTCTGGCTGGGAGCTCCTTAACCTGAACAAATCCAGCAGCTCGCAGAGATGCTCCTGATTCATCAGCCTGGGTGTAAGTAATGCAGCGCTTGTAGCCCATAGCTCGTGCGGCTCGCCATATTGCGCCGTAAAGAGCACTGTTTGCGTTGCGCTCTCCTGTTGTGCATGTGCGGTTTACCTCAAGTGTCAGGCCATCATCGAAATGTCGGGCAACTGGGCGACCCGCTGTAGCTACACCAATAAGCTCTCCTTTGGAGTTTTTCAGGCCGATGCTGAATTTATGGCCTCTCGGCGGTTTGTTATGGCGATGATGCTGAGCAACGAATTCCTGCGCTGTTCGAAGGGTGATTGGAGCGATATGCATATCACCCCTCCCCGTTGATGCGGATGCCAGCAACCCGCAAAGCATGTTCAACATCGTGACGAGAAAGCCATGGGCCGTTATCTTTGGGGATCATGACGCCGCGTTCTGCCTCGTTAATCGGATGGCCTGGACGAACAGAATACCCGGTCGGCAGAGTTACGGCCCGGCGCCGCGCCTTTAACAAGGCTTCAGTGGCCGAATCGTTATTCGCCTCCAGATCAGCGATCCGCTTGTCTTTGGCTTCCAGCTCATCCAGCAGAGCCAGCGCAATTTTTCGCAAGTGGTCTTTGTTGCCGATTGCAGGATTCGACAACTCTTCACGCAGCGCCTGTTTGTTAGTCATTGGGCTGCCTCCTGCTTCTGCTTGTTGTATTCGGCCCAGCTCAGTGCATCGAGCTTGTCACGGCCTGACTTGTCGTACATGTGGATGCCGTCTTTGCAGGCGTGGTCGAGCTTAACCTGCTCTTCAAGTTGATTGAGCTGCTCGTATGACAGGGTGGCGAGCTTTAGGCGATTCCAGCCGAAATTACGTATGCGCGTCATGACTGCACTCCTTTGCGAAGCTGGGCGGCGAACTCGATAGCATCGGCCTCGCTGATTTCTGCGTGCATCTCCCGGGCAAACAACTCCACCCCTTGAGCGCGAACTTCAGCCAGAAAGGCGTCGGTGGCCGGGGTTTCTGGCAGCCATGAGTAATCACCTCTTACCGCTTTAATAGCTCGGTTGGTCGCCGCGGAAATGTGACCGCAAACTGAGTAGTATTCCGAGCTATGAATTAAATCGTCGATGAAAGGTTTTTTCATTTCCATCATTTTTTGTTCAGAATGCTTTGGTGTCAGTCCTATGTATTTATGAAATCCAATCAGCCCCGCATTCTCCGCAGCCAGCGCCGCGCACTTGGCTTCCAGAGCGCTGGTTGCGGCCTGCCACACTTCCCACTTGTTTTGAGTTGCCATGAATTTATATGAGTCGCCAGACCGCTCTACCACGAACGGGAAATTCCCTTGGTCAGAGGCCCACGCTTCAAATTGCTCTCTGCTGCTCATGCTGATGCTCTCCCGCCCCGCACTGATGCCAGGCACTGATTGAATAAATTGTTAAGAGGGTTAGGTGTGCTCTGTTTGAGTTGTTTTGGCTGACGCTTCGGCGGAATAACAGGCCTGTCTTCCGGGTGGACGACGAAATAGCGGTAGCGTTTCTCAAACCCTTCACGGCGCAGAATCTTGGCTCTGGTAAGGTTTGTTAATGCCGAGGAGGTCGCGCCCTTATGGATTTTTGTATCCCGCCGGATATCGGACATGTAGCAACCAGGATGCTTGGCTACGTACTGGACGATTACGGCGTTCTGATTGGTAATTTTCATACGTCCGCCCCCCTTTGATGGCGACCGGTTGATGGTTTGCTGGTTGATATGCGGCGAACTTCGTCCTGATCGCATGGCATGAAGTGACCGTTAACGAATTTCTGGTAAACGGTGCCGAGCGTGCCGAAGCGGTTTTTGGTCACGATGACCTCCGCATATGGCGCCGCCGGGGAATGTTCGTCGTACACAGCTTCGCGGTAGAGCATGATGATGCTGTCAGCGTCCTGCTCAATGCTGCCGGAGTCGCGCAGGTCGGCGTTGGTCGGGCGTTTATTTGGGCGCTTCTCAACGTCACGAGATAGCTGACTCAGGGAGATGACCGGGCACTTTAAATCCTTCGCCATCGCCTTCAGGCTGCCGGAGATGTGGGCGATCGCCAGGTCGTTACGGTCGGCTTTCGGCTTGGAAATCAGGCCGAGGTAATCCACCAGGATGAGCGACAGCTGCGGATACTCTTGCTTATGGCGCTCCGCAATGCTGCGGATCTCCTCAACGGTCAACTTCGACGCATCGACCATCCACACATCGAGGTCTTTCAGGTGGCATATAGCGTTGAATACACGCGCCCAGCCTTCGTCGCCCATGTTTGCAGGGTTACGCAGAACGCTGACGGACATGTTTTCACGACCGGCAATGCTTCGTTCGGCAATCTGCAGGTTGCTCATCTCCATGCTGAAAATCAGCACTCCACGCAGTACGTCAGATCCCGGCATTTTGCGGCTTGCCACACCCTCCGCAATCTTCAGCGCCAGCTCAGTCTTACCCATGCCAGGCCGCGCAGCGATAATCACCAGGTCTTCGGCGTTCATGCCGCCGGTTATGGCGTCCAGCTCGTCGATCCCGGTCTTGAGGGTGTCGGATTCATCACCGTTTTTCAGCCGTTTCTCTAGCGTGTCGGTATAATCGTCCAGCACATCACCGAGCCGTACCGGGGCAACCTCAGTTTTTGGCTTCCTGATGACGCTCAGGCGTCGCATCAGTTCATCCATGGCATCTGCTGCGTTATCCAGCGTTCCGTTGCTTACATCGCCGCGCAGTTCGTCCATTGCCTGGAGGAACATGCGGCGCTGATGCTGATCGCTAAGCATCCCGGCATAGCCTCGCAGGTTTGCCGCGCTTGGGCATGCCCTGGCAGTTTCCATGATGTCAGCGAAGTGGGCGTCACCGCACTCCTCAGCAACAATCAGGGCGTCAATCAGGTTACGGTTCCGTGCCTGCTTGCGGATAACCTCAAAGGCTTTCCGGTAGACCGGGATGGTGAACGCGTCCGCGTCCATCCGGGCGAGAACGTCACTTGCCGCCGGGGTCAGGCCGCCGAGAAGTAACCCGCCGATCACGCTTGCTTCGATATCCTGTCTCATGCCATCCCCCTGTCAGCGAATTTAGCTTCCCGAACACCGGTCAGCGTGTCGTCTCTCAGCAGAAAATCGAAATCTGCTGTCCAGCCAGTGTTGTTATCACCGAAGTAAAACGGCTTGGCCTGATGGACGAACGCCCGGACGTAAGCTCTGAATCCTTCCACGTTTGGCGTCTTGAGCTGGGGAATGATTTTCTTCAGACGACGCTTGCGCTTCTCGTTGACTGCAACTGCGTGGGGGAGCTTTTCGCCCACTTCGGTGTTGTAGGCTGACAGGTACGATTCGTAGTCGATGCTGACCTTGGTTCTGGGAGAAAGCTTTTCGCTTCCATCGCCGCCCCCGTCAGGGGGTAAGGGGGTATTTGTATTTAATGTCTTTTTAACAGTGTCTTTTGTGTGTACCTCACGCTGTAAATCGTCATTCCCTACTGGCATGACACTTTCTGTCACCGACGGTGTAAAACTTTCCATGACGGCATTAATCTTATTCACGGCCTGTTTTACGGTGGTTTCAAACATTTCACCGCGGATCATTTTACCCTTCATGGCTTCATGAATTAGAGGCTCTATAGCCCCTGCGTTGAGATGGAATGGCGAGACATGGAAGACTTTTGGATTGTTATTTTCAAAGTAATAACGCACTTCTTTGAGGCGCTCTTCTGCATTCCTGGTGGTGAATCCAATTTTCACAGGTCCGAATTCCTCTTCTGCGAAAACATATATATAACCAGCCTTGTGCTTGGTTGAGCCGTATTCTCTTCTGCGTTCCGGTCGTTCAAGGCACCAGTCTGAAATGACTTTATTGATCCCTACCTTTCTGCCTTCTGTTACCAAAACCTTCATGTTCAGCAACTCTGTTTTTGTAGAGCTGCATCTGGTTCTTGGCATTCCAGTCATCTCTGAGAATTGCTCGCCACTAATCCAGTCAAACTTCTTGTTAAACCCGTAGGTTTTACGGATTACAGCTAGCAGCAGTTTTATTTGCCGCGACGTGAAGTTGCTGGACATCATGGCGTCGAGCAAGTCATTGGCGATGCGGGTATAGCCATCCTCAATGTCTGCCACGTGACGCTCCACAACCTCTGGCTGAGGTTTACGAAAATCTGCTAACTTAACGACGCCCATTCTTCACCCCTGACTTAGCCATTGCGATACGGATAACCCCAACCAGGCGCTCTGCGAATGCCTGATTCTTGGAAGCTGCGACGACAAGACCGTCTGGTGAATCTGGATGACGCCGTTCCTCTTTTTCCTGGTACTTTCTGCTCTTAACCATTAAAATGACTCCTGTTGGATGTGTTGACGTAACACAGTGTTGAGAAGGCCTTTGAAGTTACCGCTTCAAGGGCTTTCGCTTTTTTGGTAGTACCCATCACATAACGCCCAGCATTGACGTGACCATCGTCATCAGCGGCCCTACCTGCTCGGGCATTAGCCTGAACAGTGACGCTATACCCTCGCTTACCTCTTTCAGCTTCTGATGCTCAGGTGCGTCCAGGATGATTGCCTGCTTAGCCTCAGCGACTTCCTTCTCGGCTATCGCCAGGCGGGAGAGTTTGCAGTCGCCCCTTACCAGCTTTCCGCGAAACTCCAGTGGCAGAACGGCCAGAATGGCCGGTGCCAGCTGACGCACGTTTTCGTCGGCGTATTCGGTATCGCCATCAATCCAGCGGAATATCTTCTGCATCTGGCGGTGGGAGTCAGTCGGGATGTTCAGTGTGGTGCCATCGGTAGAACGCCACTCTTCGGCGATCAGTGCGGCGACATATTCACGGTTTCGATAAGCAGCGGCCCATGCGCGGACTGCGGCACGGATACCAGCGATATCAGGCTGAGGTTTTTCAGCTTCACGGCGATTCTGGTAAATCAGCGCGGGAGGAGAAATGTTGTTATGATTTTGATAAGTAAGTGATTGCATGATACTTCCTTGAATTTGAAATAAAGACAGATAGGCCCTGCGCAGACACGCAAAGCCAGTTTGAATTTTTATTAGGGTTAGCTTTTCAGCTACGTAGGCCGAATGGCCGTTGTGGTAAGTCGGTGGTGCTTAATGTGTATCAGTGCTTGTTTTGACAGGTGTCGCCAAACAGCAGCCATTCTGGCTCGCAATTAAGCGCACGAGCCAACTCAACCAAATAACGTGGACGCTTAGTAGCTCCGGCCTCGATAGCCTGAAGGGATTGCTGTTTCATGCCAGCCAGTTTTGCCAACCGGTCTTGAGACAGCTTCATCTCTTCACGTTTTTGCTTGAGGCGTTGAGAAATCGTTTCCATATCACCTCCACAGTTTTATCTGTATTCTGTGACAGTTATTTCTGTTTGTCAATTACAGTTTTAACTGTGACTATCAAGGCACACAGAGAGAGGGATTTATGAGCCTTGCAGATCGCGTAAAACAAAAAAGAATAGAGCTGGGGTTAACCCAGACAGATGCGGCCAAGCTGGCCGGAATAACACAGCAGTCATGGCAGAGCGTTGAGACTGGTGACACTCGCAAGCCGCGTAATATAATCGGCATAGCTAAGGCGCTGCGCTGCGACGCCGACTGGCTAATGAATGGCGGCGTGTTTATGCCGATGGCCGAAGTGAACAGCAGGAGAGTTCCTTTGATAAGTTACGTGCAGGCGGGAGCGCTTGCGGATAAAAGCCCGATAGAGGCTTTCGATGGTAGCCTTGAATACATCCTGACGGATCTTGATTTGTCAGAGCACAGCTTCGCCCTCCGCATTGAGGGTGACTCCATGGAGCCAGACTTCAAAGCCGGTGACGTTATTATCGTTGACCCGGAAGTTGAGCCGGTGCCTGGTGAGTTCGTGGTGGCTAAGAATGGTGGTGATCAGGCCACGTTTAAGAAGTACCGGCCCACGTTTACTGATGCCATGGGATGTCAGCACTTTGAACTTGTTCCGCTGAATGATGATTACCCTGTCATTAACAGCTCACTGCAGCCCTTGGTGATCATCGGCGTAATGATTGAGCACCGCATTTATCGCCGCAAGCGCTGATCACAAAACCTCTCTCATAAAGAACCGGCTTATGCCGGTTTTTTTTCGCCCATACAAAAATAAATCTCCCGAAATTACAGGTAGATATGTTTATCACGTTAAATAATACAGTTTTGTCTGTTGACGATAATACAGTTTTATCTGTATCTTTATCCCATCAGCAGGGCGCACTACTCACCAGGACGGTGAACCTACAACGATTCAGTGATGAATCTACGCGGCTGAAAAGCCGAACTAACCAAAGTGAACTTTGGGATTGGATGAATTAGCTGTAGAGGCATGTGGTCGCAGCGCGGTCAATGTCCAGCCGGAGATCAGCACCGGCCATCCAATCACCAAAGTTCACCAGGAGGTCACTATGACACGCAGAACAGCATTCAATGGATCAGCAGCAGGTCGTCGTCGTGAGCGTCGTGCAGCCGTACAGAGCGCCGTAGCAGTAAGCGCCGAGAATATGCACCGCCCTACTCTGAGTCGTGCGCAGGTTCAGGCCAAGGGCCAGCATCACACGCCAGCCAGCATTGAAGAAGCAGCACCGATCAAGTTCATCGCACAGGATGCAGTCTGGCAGCGCCAGGAATACAAGCGCCAGCTGGAACGCGCAGCCATCGTCTACAGCAATGAGTTTGGCAACAAGCCGCTGGAGAGCGGGATGTGCCTGCCGGATGTTGCGATTTACGCTGCCGGCCATCGCAAAAGCAAATCTATCACCGCTCGCTGAGGTGGTCCATGAAGAACAGCATCAAGTGCCCGGTATGCGGTAGGGACTTCGACCCGAGAACGCCAGTATGCCACATCAGCAGATATCACCAGGCCGCTAAGAATTGCGAGCTGGAGAAGATACGCGATGCCAGACGGCAGCATTTCAACCAGCTCCCCAGGGGCTGATGGTAAACAAACAGAGAGGTGGGTATGGAGTTAGCTACATCACAAATTACCGAAGGGGTGATTTTCTACGGAGTTAAGTCAGGAAGTGATTTCCCGGAATTTACAAAGTACCAGGCGATTAAGGCAACCAACAAGCAGGTTAAAGCCAAGAGAGTCATGACATCGTCCTGGGGCGCGAACTATGAATATACCTTGCGGGAAAGCGACTGGCGTTATTTCTCTGATTTCATCTCAGCGAGGGAAGCGTGGGTAGCAACGGTGCTCGATGTTGATATCAAAAGGGCTGAGGACAGGCTGATCGCAGCGCAGAAGCGAAAGGCTCAGATTCTGGCAGCTGATGATTTGTAAGGTCGCATAACGCGGCCTTTTTTACAGGGTCACTACAGAGGGTAAGGCGATGGGTAGCGGCTTAGGTAATTGGCGTTTTGATTCCCGCAGTGCGCAAGAGAGGAAGCGCGAGTGGCTGGAATGGAAGGTTATCCAGCTGATAAATGCTGGCCACACAAAGCAGTTCGCCAGAGCCAGAGCGAAGCAGCTCTACAGAGACTTATCACGATAACCCGCTCCGGCGGGTTTTTTATTGCTCATACCCTAGCCGCTTTATGAGGCGGCTGCGTTATGAGAGCGGCTATCCACCGCAGAAAAAATACAGCAAGCGCCCCAGGCGCGAGGTCTTTAAACGTTCAGCGGCCCGGCTTAAGGGCGGAGATGATTATGAGCAAACAAGTTGCAGAGGCAAAGATCCTTTACGCCAACGATACGTACTTTCTTGAAGGTTCGATTCTTCCGGTGTATCTCAACGAAGATGGCGATACATACCTGGTTGAAGAGTATGAGCCGGGGAATCCATGCGAATACCTTATAAGCGACCTTCTTGCTGACGGCGTAGCTGTTTCAGTATGCCCAATCGGCTACAACGCCATCGGTAACTCGGAGGCATCATGACAGTCACTCACAAAGGCAAGCAGTACACAGTCACCGAATTAAACGATAACGAGTGGCGTCTGGCCTCAGTCGATAATCCTCGCGTTTCGTTCACCATGGACCGTAAGCAGATGGCGCTGGCCGGGTTACTTGAGCAGGTGGAGGGGAAGTCATGATCGGACACTACGGCACCACCCCAATCATTCGCCAGTGTATTCAGCCTGGCATGATGGCCCTGCGTGAAGGACGCACCTACCGCGTGTCAGCAGTTATCCATGAACGCAAATGGGTGTACCTGCACACCGACGCCGAAATTATCCGGGTTAACGACCGCGTTATCGACGTTCTTCTCGACGGCACCGGCCATCCAATTCAGCACTGAGGTGAGTATGCAATGGATTAAGTGCAGTGAAGAGATGCCTGAGGCAATGGTTAGTGTTTTGGCTACTGGCGATTGGTTCGACTATGCAGTTACCGCATGGAGCGGCAAGGAATGGCTTGATTTTGATGACTATGAGCCGCCAGTAACTCATTGGATGCCGCTTCCTCCCCAACCGACCAAGTAATCCCCCACCCCATTTCACATCTGGCAGCCAATCGGTGCCGGGTGGCGCTTACATCAAATTCAGGAGTACTTCATGGCAGCTTATCGCGCATACGACCGCATTGAGGATCGTCTCTGGCTCGAGCAGCAGTTAACCGACGAGAAAGATAAGTGGATCGACGACCGGGCACAGGAAATCATCGACATGATGCCAAAAGAACCGTCCGGCCTCTTTCACTTCTCAGTTCCGATTGATTCCAGCCCGTATGAAGGACTTCGCAGCGATAAAGCTTGCGAGGCCTATAACGACTTTGTTTCGGCAGTGGCCTATGCACAGGCAGAACACGACTGGGAACACCGCACCGGCTGTCCGTTCTGACACCAAATTTCAGGAGTGAATGATGAGCTTCAGCATCGTTGAGTTCGTTAAACAACAGGAGCCGTTCTTTGCCGGGGCGGTTACCGATCAGTCTGTAACGTGGGCGAAAGAAAGCCAGTTCGCCATGCAGCTGTTTCAGAAGAACGACTACCTCACCAAAACGGCAATGTCGAATCCGGTCAGCGCGCAGAACGCGATCATCAACGTGGCCGCAATCGGCATCACGCTGAACCCGGCGAGCAAGCTGGCATACCTGGTGCCGCGCGACGGTATGGTGTGTCTCGATATCAGCTATATGGGCCTGCTTCACCTCGCCCAGGCTACAGGCTCAATCAAGTGGGGACAGTGCAAGCTGGTCTACTCAAATGACACCTATGAGTCGAATGGCCTCGATACTGCCCCCACCCACAAATATAACGCCTTCGGTGACCGCGGCTCGGTTGTTGGCGGTTACTGCACGGTGAAAAATCCAGATGGTGACTACCTGACGGAAGAGATGAGCTTGGCGGAGATTAAGGCGACGGAGGCAACCAGCAAGGCAAAGAATGGCCCATGGAAGAACTTCTGGGAGGAGATGGCGCGCAAGACCATCGTTAAGCGAGCCAGCAAATACTGGCCCCGAGCAGAGCGTCTGGATAACGCTATTCACGTCATCAACGAAGATGAGGGGATTCACCAGGAGCCGGTTATGCCTCACACCTCGGAAGAGGTAATTCGTGAGGATGAACGCCGCAGACAGCAGGAAGTCATCGACCATGTTCAGACACTTTGCGACGACATGGCACAGGCAGAAAGCATGGATGATCTGAAACGAATCTTTGCAGACGCATATAAGCGCACATCAGGCATGAAGCTTCAGCAAAACGTTCAGGCCATTTACGCAGAATGCAAATCGAAACTGGAGGCCGCCAGTGAGCAAACTGTATGAGATAGCTAACGACTACGCGAAGCTGATGGATTCTGATTTCGACCCGGAAGCGATCGCAGACACTCTCGAAGGAATGGAGGGTGAGCTAACCGACAAGATTGAGCAGCTACTGGCTATCTGTAAGAACGAATCAGGCTACGCCGCTCGCCTAAAGGAAGAGGCGAAATCACTAAACGAACGCGCTGCAGCAATCGCGAACAAGGTCGAAAAAATCCAGACATATATCGCGAACTCTCTTTCTACAGCAGGCCTGAAGAAGGTTCGTGCCGGCCTCCATCAGGTCACAGTACGTGCGCCTCTGAAGTCAGTCGAAATAACCGATGAAGGCGCGTTGCCACCTGAGTACGTCGAGTACGAAACCTCAGTCAAAGCTGACAAACTTGCCATCAAGCACCAACTTGAAGCCGGGCATGACGTTCCCGGTGCAAGGCTGATGGTTGGTAAATCATCCCTGCTCATAAAGTGAGGAAAGAATGAAAAACTCACACGACAATATCCGGGTAGGTAGCGTCACCCTAGTCTACTCCGTAATGCAAAGAGGCTGGGTATATCCCGGCCTTTCTCTTATCAAAAATCCGTTAAAAGCCCAGAGAGTGGCTGAAGAATTAAACAAGAGACGCGAGGCCGCATGACAGCACAAATCACCGGGTCGCTAATGCGGCCTTTTTTATTGCTGGCGTTTGCCGTCAGCCGGATTAACCGACAGTTCAGGGAGTGGTGAGTATGACTCATAAATGCACGGTAAATGGGAAGCACATCACGCCATGTGAATTGCTGGGCAAGGCGTTCGAGTATGGCAACCCAACCGCAAAGTCGAAGGGAGCGTTTCTTCCTGAGAGGGTAAGCATGGAGACAGGGCTTCGCGGGATTGACATCGCCCAACTTCATTCTGGGCAATACGTTGGTCGCGGAATCGCATTGAACTTCTGCCCGTTCTGCGGTGAAAGTCTTAAGACGTGGGAGGTTCAATGACAGCAGAAATCATCGATCAGGCCAGCGCTCTCGAAGAGATGATGCGCGAACATGCAATACAGGCACACAGGATTCACCGTGATGCGGTATCTGCTACTCACTGCGTTGAATGTGGTGAGGAGTTGCCGGAGGCTCGCCGGAAAGCGTACCCGGGATGCACGATGTGCGTTGATTGCCAGGGTGAGATGGAATTGCGGAATAAGCAGAGAAAAAAATGAGATATGCGGCACGGAAAGATCGATGGTAAGACTATATTTTCATGATTCATTCAGGATCAAGAGGGAGCGTTTAATGCCAGCAGGAATACCGAGAAAATGCCCGAAATGCGGTTCAGATCGAGTAGGAAAAGAATACATCATGGGTTCGCAGACTGGAGACTGGATATGCGGTAAATGTGGGGAAACCGGTCAAATAGAACGAAAAGCATATCCGCAGCATCAAAAAGATGAGCATGTGAAAAACGACGAGTGATCTGCAGAAATGCTATCCATAACCCGCCAAGTGCGGGTTTTTTATTGGATCAGAGGCATATCCGCACCCATTGTACGGCGCGAGTAGGTTAAGAAATCATACCGAAATGCTTCATCGCTTGCTCTATATAGAGGGCGAACTTGTCAGGGCATTCATACACCCTTGATTCAGGAGAAATGCGGTTCGGCGCCTGTTTCATCTTGAACCCATGCATGTGCTTAACATGAGCAATATGGCAAGTTTTAACGCTGACGCCATTATGAGTTTTGACGTATTCCTGGATCTGCTTATAGGTTGCCATGAATCACTCCTTTTCAATGCAACTCAATATAACCCATCGGTAACGCATTTGTGCCCCCTGGCATGGCCAGGAGGGCTTTACAGTTAATGGCTGATGTAGAGATAGATGCCGTAAGCAATCATCGCCACATAAGGATTAACATGCTTAAGCAGTAGAGCCAGCACAATTGGTGAGCACGGTTCCATTGCGTTTCCCTCTCACCGCACCTCATCTTTTCAGACAATCCGCGGTCTCGCCGGTAATTCGGCTAAAGGGATCACATTGATACCATAAATTTAATTTCATTCAACTGATTACATCTATCCCGGCCAAAGCGCCGGGTTTTTTTGCCTGGAGTAAGCCAATGGCAAGCGAAAAACCGTTTATGAAAGTGCCGGAACTGGCGGCGCGGATCAACGTTTCTCCCAGCACAATCTACCGGAACCCATCGCGCTATCACATGTTTAAAGTCGGCGGCTCATGGCGGGCGAGCGAAGAAAGCGTGGAAAAGTTCTCCCAAACAACTAACAATATCTTCCGGCTGGCTGTGGTCGGTAAGGAGCATTCAAAATGCCGATCTACAAAAGAGGGAAAAACTACTGGGTTGATATCTCAGCTCCAGATGGAACGCGAGTTAGACATTCTGCTGGCACCGAAGAAAAGGCAAAAGCGAAGGAGTACCACGACAAGCTGAAGCATGAGCTGTGGAGTGAGTCGCGTCTGGATAAAAGGAAGGAACATCTGTTTGAGGAGATCATCATTCTGGCCCTCAAGGATGCAGAAGACCAGACGCTGTACGGCTCGAAAAAGGGATATGCAAAATACTGGCTGGCAGTGTTTAAAGGCCGGGCGATAACCAGCATCAAGGGCGAAGAAATAGCCAGAAAGATGCCTACTCATTCGCAGCATAAATCTCGGTACCCGCTGGAGAACGGAACCATCAACCGATACCGGGCTTTCATCGTGCGAGCGTTTTCTCTGGCGTTGAAGCATGGGTGGATTGACCACCGCCCATACGTGCCGGAATTGAGAGAGCCAAAGGTGCGGGTGAAATGGATGAGGAAGTGGCAGGCCAGGGATCTGATTGATGCCATCCAGTCTGACCTGCTGAGAAGAATCGTCTCTTTTGCCCTGCTTACCGGAGCGCGGCGCGGAGAGATACTTTCTCTGAAGTGGGAAAATGTCGATACGGAAAACCGCAATGCTATGGTCACCGCTGAAAATGCAAAATCAGGCCGGGCCAGAGCGTTACCATTGAACGATGAAGCGATCAGGATTTTACGCGAATGCGACATGTCCTGTGAGTACGTCTTCTCGGTTAATGGTGAACGGTTGAAAGATATCGAACGGAAAGAGTTTAACCGGGCACTTGAGGCCGCACAAATCCCTGACTTCCGCTTTCACGATTTGCGGCATACCTGGGCAAGCTGGCACATCCAGAACGGAACGCCTCTGATGATGTTGAAAGAGATGGGTGGATGGGAAACTCTGGAGATGGTGAAAAAATACGCTCACCTGAGTGCCGAGCATCTAAATAAATTCGTCGATTCCGTCACGTTTTTGACACACGAAGATGAACTAAAAATAAGGAGAACTAAAAACAAACGCGCAACTGGCTGA